CCGCCGCCGCCGCCGCCTCCTCCGCTAACGCTACCGCCGCCTCCCATAGAAGGAACGACAATTGATGGCACTGATGATCCACCGCCACGAATTGCACCTGGCGCACCTGTTGTAGCGAATGTAGGAGTTATACCAGCTTTTCTTGCTAACTCTGCACCTAACTCAGAACCGGACATGCCCCACTTACTCGGATCAGTCATCGCACCTAATAAACCTAAAGTGACTGAAGCAAACTTCACGACCTTGTCCAAAGCTGCGATGATTGTATTAAGCCAGCCAATCATCTTTCCTAATCCTGAGCTCTGACCTGTATTTGCTTCGCTATTAAAGACGCCGAACATTTTAGTCAATGACGTTGTAAGACCTTTTACTGTTTCTCCGAAACCAAATGCAGCCGTTTCAGTGCTAGTCATTCCGTCTTTAAGTTTTCCTTTGCCACTAAATCCTAAAGCGAAAGCATTAAATGCTGGAAGAACATTGTTGTTGATGTAGTCAATTAACGAAGTAACCATTGGCAATAAACCTGTGCCGATAGTTTCTTTGGCTTCATCGAAACTAACTTTCAAGATTGCAATTTTGCCTTGATAAGTTTCTGCATTCGCAGCAGCAGCTCCGCCAAAGAGATCTGTTAATTTTTGCTGGACGTCCGTGAATGTCATTGTTTTTAGCTCGGCCGCAGATAGTCCAATTCCTAATTTGCCTAAAGCTGCCGTATTGCCGTCGTAGGCTTTACCGATTGCATTCGCGACAGTCTCGAGCGGCTTACCAGTTGCCGTAGCGACATCAAGGGCAACAGTAAGAAGATCCTGCGCCTTGCTGATGTCTCCAGTTGAAATTGCTAATCGCTGCAACGCTGGACGTAGCTTGTCGTCTGCAACACCAGTCGCCAAAGACATTTTGAGAATGGAATCTTCGGTTGCTGCAATTTGCGCATTCGTTGCACCAGTGGCATTTACTAAAGCGTTGGCCAGTTTGTTTTGTGATGCTTCATCTTCGATTGCTGCCTTTACACCATCGACACCTAGCTTGATTGCATAAGCAGCCGCAGCAGCAGCAGCAACACCGAAAGCGACTGCGGCTTTCTTGCCAAAGTCTCCAACCTTGTCGGAGAATGTCTCGATTTCTGCCTGTGAACCTTTTATGCCTTTTTTAAGATCATCAAAGTCAGCATCGAAGGTAATCTTGACCTTTGGAATGCCTGCCATTATTTGAGCCCCAAATCGTTAATGATTCCTTTGACGATTGAAATATACTCCTGCGCAACGACTGGAGTGTAGAAGTCCACGCTTTTATTCAACCAATATCCTTCGCGATTATATGGAACCTTAAATCGGTTAGTGTATTTGCGACCTGCTCTATCAAGCCCTGGACGCGATCCATATTCTGAGCCCCAAAGTAATGCGCCGGCTGGAGCTTGAGTGCGTCCAACCTTTGCGCCTTTGCCGCTTTTACTTGGCCGTCCACCATAGGCGCGACCGACTTTCTTTGCACCACCAATATCAACGCGAATCAATCGATCGCGTGGAGTGGCAATCGATTGCAAGACAAGCTTTGTCTGTGGAGTAGGTGAGCCATGTCCGAACATCATAATCTGACCGGCTAGTCGCTTGGATAGCGGTTGAGCTGCATCTCTAACGCGACTTTGAGATTCTTTGTCTAAGAGATTAAGTGTTGAAATCAGATTCTTTAGCTCATAAGGCTCGACTTCAATGCGAAAGGTTCCTTGCCCTTTCGTCGCCTTAAATGCCATTCTGTTTCTCCAATATCTCGAAAGCCGTGTAAATCTGCTCCGCCGTCGTCCATTCGCTCATCGGGATTCCCGTCGCTATTGCTACTTCGACGAGTATGCGATTTACGCTTCCGGCGGCGTAACTTTTGGGAGAACGTCACCGACTGTCACATCGGCGACTGTTTCACACCAGATTTCATAGCCTTTAATTGGCTTGCCACCGGCTTCACGCTTCATCGCATTCCACGCAAGGAAGAGAAGATCAGAGATTCCAATCTTCTCCTGCGCCTGCGAAATTGTGTTGCCTGTCTTTTGTTCCCACTTAGCCCACTCTGGCGGTTGTGCCGTATATGTGCCTGACTCGCCGGACATGTATTCGATTGTGATTGGTAGTCTCATTATTTGCTCCCGTTTCTCTTTCGATTAGCTGATTGTTATGACTGGTGTTGATGCGCAAAGCATTGACCAAGAATCCGTCTGTGCATCTGGAGCAGAGCCGCCAGCAGTTGGAGCTACTGGGAAAGCAGTGCCAGCGAATGACGCGCCAGTTGCAGTAAGCAGAGTGAATGCAAGTGCAGTGTTAGGAGCAGAAGTAAACGCAGTCCACATCGCTTCAAAGAGTGATGATGTTGCGCCCCAGTCTGCAAGAAGCTCAATGTTAAGTGTCCATTGATCATCAATGTGCTTATAGGCTTTTCCATCGAGTGTCTGATAAGTCGTAATGACTGGTGCATTGACTAAAGTGACGGCAGTTGTCTGCGCGTCGTAATTAACGGTGGCAAGCGTGAATACTATGTCGCGACCGGTGACTATTGTTGTTGGCATTTCTTTGTCTCCTTAGATAGTTTCTTGAGTGTAGTAAGTGCTGACCGCGAGATCCGCCACTAGTAGATTAGATGCTCCCACTGATTGGATTGTCGGTTGTTGAACATCTCCGACAACGTATCCAGTTGGCATCGCTTGCATGATGCTTATGACTAACTGTTCAAGATTATCTAGTGCTCCGGCGTTGTTGTTATATGCAACGGCTGCACTGACAACCAAATTGACTTTCACGCGTACCGTACTTTTACCGATTGTCGTCGTCTCTAAATAAGGCGCATCGGGAACGATAACGCAAGCTGGTGGAATGACTGCCTCTGGCACGGTCGAATAAACTGATGCAGCTACTGATCCAAGTGCAGTGGCAAGTGTGCCTCGGATATTGGTCGCGATTGACGTTGGAGTAGGCATTTACATGGCCATCGTTGAGACATCAACGTAATTACCAAGAAGGCCAATGACGCGATTTTGAAGTGATCTTCCCATGCGAAATGGCGACGGAGCGAAATCTACGCCTTCAATCTGACCACCGGGTGCGACCACGCTCTGGAAGATTTCGACGCTGACGATGGTGACCGCCTGTTCGACTGCATCGGTATTTGCATAGAGCGTGGCCGCGTCTGCCCCAGATAGGTAAGCAACTCCGCCAGGAATTACTGGACGGAAATCAATGTCTGCATTAGTGACCGCGCATGTGAAGTAGAAATATGGAGCCGGATATGCGAAAGGTAAATATGGGAATGGATCATAATAATTTGATGTGACTGTCTTTGTTCCGTTAAATGTTGATGGAACGCAACCTGTAATCACGACACTTTGACCAGCGACAAATGTGTTCGGCTTTTGTGTTATGTAATAGGCGACATTATTTTGGAGATATACGGCTGCGACTGAGTTTTGATTGGCAGTCAATAGCGGCAGAATTACCTGTTCAGCAGAATCGATAATGCTTTCAAGATAATCGTTTGAATAAAGAGAAACAGAGACGCCAAGAACCTGTCTAAGACTGGCGACGGTAATGATTGCTGGCATCTCTGTTTCCTTTCGTGAGCTGCTGGGCTAGATACGGGAGCGCACCTAGCCCATGATTGATTAGGTTAGGTTGAAGCGACGTAGGCCACCTGCGAAGGTCGCTTGCGCTGCGATGTAACCGTAGAGCATGATCTCAATTTCTCCAGTAGTTGGCACATTAGTGGCCAGCGTTAGAGCTGGAGATTCAAAGATTTCGATTGAACGTGGCTCGATGATGAATGCTGATTCATCGATTGATGTGTTTACCATGTTGGCGTCCACATAATAATCGAGGCCAAGAACGTTTCCGCGAATCGATGTTGGATTAGCAGTGCCGCCAGCGTTCATTGTAGTTGGCTGAGCGTTGTAGATTGGCCGTCCAGTTGTATCAGTCGCGCCGAGCAAAGTTGCCCAGATTGAAGTACCTGAAACGAATGATGTTGCAGTGCGCTTTGTTGCACTGTAAACGGCTGGTGATTCTGTTGATACGAATGAAATCAATCCGGCTGAATCAGCAGCAGTTGCAGTTGCCTGTGTTCCACCAGCAGTGATTTGAGCAATTACATAAGCATCAGTTGCCTGAGCATACGCATCGCGAAGATTTTGAAGCATAATTTCATAGAATGATGGATCTGAACGATCTAGCAATTCTACTGAGTAGCGCTGGAATCCAGCCTTCTTTATTACTGTCGCATTGACGTAAGCTGAAGTGATTGCAGTTGTTCCTGTTGGATCTCCGCCTTCTGCCACTGTTGCAGCAGTTGAGTTGGCAGTGATCTTAGGAATCGACACTGTCATTCCGTATGTGCTCAATGGACGTGTTCCACCGCATGCGTCAATAACTGGTCGCATAGCGTTTGTATTTGTTGCAACGTCGCGAACATAAGAAACTGGGCTGAACGCTGGATTTGTTGTGAATGAATCATCTGCTGCCTTGATGTATTGGCGAGAATCTTCGTTGCCTAGCGTGGCCTTGATTGAGTGTTCTAAATATGATCCACCAGAAATTACTGGTGAACGTGGTGACGTGAAATAGAGCGGACGAGCTGCCTCGGCCTGTACGACTTTGGAAGCCTCAACCGTTTCGGCTGGTGCTTCTGTGACGGTTGGAGTTGTTTCCACTTCGTTTTCTCCTTCGGTAGTTTGTTCTTCTGTTTCCACGACGGATTCAGAATCTTCTTGCTCACTAGCTGCGACTGCGACCTTCGCTGATGCGATGGCCGGATCTGTGACCAGTGAGACTTCTTTGAGCGCGCTTGCGCTAATAACTAAGACGCCATCGACGTTCTTATACTTTTCAGCTAGTACGCCCACACTGAAGCCGTCGCGTAATCCGGAAGATGCCTCGACCAGACTGTCGTTGCCTGCGGTCGTATTTCCGATAGCGAAGGTCGCATCGATTCCATCATCGGTGACTTTGTAGCTCTTCAAGAATCCGATTGGAGATTCACGGCGATGCTCAAGTAGCAATTTAGTCGTATCGCTGAAAGTAATGGAGCCAGGCTTAAACATTGTCGAGCCGGCTGATGTGGAGCCCTCTTCGTTCCAGGTAACAATGCGTCCAGAGATTTCGCGCTTTGGAAAGTCCGTTGCCGTGACTTTGATTGAGAAATCTAGATTCATCGGAGTTAGCTTTATTTCTTTCATCGGATCATTTCCTCTTCTAGTCGGATTTCATCGGAAGTAAGAGCTCCGATGTCGTAGAGAATCTTGTAAACGTCTGCGCGCTCTTTCGCTGATCCACGCAAGTAATCATCTAAATCAAACTTAACTTCTTGCGATGCTGGAACGAAATCATTGGCCAAGCCAGTCATTGAAAGACGCTCTTCAATCGCAGTCATAATCGGACGAAGTGAGAAGTCCAGCAAAGATTGACGCGCAAGTTGTGCGTTGGAATAAGTCATACTTGAGCCAGATTCTGCATCGACGTAATACGCCGGAATGCCTGTTGCTCTGGCTAATTCTGTTGCAACGTAAGATCTAGCTTGATTGAGTTGCAGCTTCTCTGGGTCGAATCCAAGTGTCTGCAATTCCACATCGGCATTCAAGAATGCAGTTGAACGATTGCGACGTGATTGCCCCCAAGATTCAAGTAGCTTAGCGATGCGATCTGCTGGAAGTGCAGTGCCGTTAGATTTCAAGACCATTGTTGGAACTGGCTCGCGT